TGAACGAGTGAATAGTTCCATCCCTCGGCAGTCCCGCTGCGGTCGAGCGACGGGTCGCGGCCTTGGGATACAGAATCCCCGAGGGTCGCGAGCGAGGCCACGGGGTCGAAGAGCCTCACGGGCGTGCCGACGCTGATGCCGTTCAGCGGGATGCGCCAGAGCTTCAGGTCGTTGGAGGTCGTCGCGGGGTCCGCCGCCGTCCCCGTGCTGGGCGTGCCCTTGACGACGACGGGCGTGATGCTCTCGATGCCCGCGCTGGTCTTCGCGTAGCGGGCTACGACGAGGTCGTTACGCTTCTGGCCCTGCGTACCAGACTGGACCGTCAGCGAGGTTGCCGCCTGGTTCCAAAATCTCTTGCCGCCGACCATACCTACACCGGTGCCGAGCGTCGCGCTGTTCGCGCTCGCCATCGTGAGCTTGAAGTCGTCACCGTACTCCAGCACGCAGTTTGCTTTGCCGATGGTCGCGACGTTCAGCGCCGACAGGTCGTCTGAGCTGATGTGCTTGGTCCCCGTCATGCCGTCCACGATTTCAAATGCCATGTTACTACTCCTTCGCGTTGCTCATGAACTGCTGGAACTCGCCGTCGTGCTTGGCGGCGAGCTTCTTGTACGCGTCCGTGCACCCCTTGCACAGCAGGCGCGTGGCCCTGCTGCCGTACTGGTCGAAGCGCTCGACCTCGCGCCAGTCACCAGTCGCCGCAGCACCTTGCTGGAGGTACGCGTCAGCGCCGCATCGGTCGCAGGTGTAGTGGGTGAAATTCTCTGTCTTTGCCATGTTCTCTCCTTTAACTAGTTCTCAGCCACGTGTGCGGCCCGATACTCGGTGCCCGCACCCATGTACCGCCGATGTTGTTCGGGTCAAACGAGCCGTCCGTCTCCAAGTACTCGCCGACACGATGGGCTATGATCCACATCGTGTTCGGGTCGAGGATATCGAGGATGTGCTGCCACGCCGTCCACGAAGAGTCCGACCCGCCGCGCCGCCACCATATGTCTTCGCCGCTCATAGCGACCTGCTTCGGGTACCCGCCGGAACTTTCGCCCCATTGCACGAAGGTGACGAGGGTCGCATAGGTCTCGCTGCTCGAAAGCCCGATGACCTTGGCATTCTTGAACTCGACTACAGTCTCATTCGCGTGGTTCTTCATGTACCAGCTCGGCGGCTGGTTGTCGTTGCGCGTGTCCTTGATTTCGCCGCCAGACGGCCCCTGCGGGCCTCGCGGCCCCTGCGGGCCTGTCGGACCTTTAGGCCCCTGGATGCCCTGCGGTCCTTGCGAGCCCGCGGGGCCAGTGGGGCCTGTCGGCCCCTGCTTGCCGGTTGGCCCTTGCGGTCCTGTCGCGCCCGCGTCGCCTTTCGGACCCTGCGGGCCCGTGGCTCCCGTGGCCCCTCGCGCGCCGGCGGGCCCTTGTGGTCCTGTCGCGCCGGTGTCACCCTTGGGGCCCTTGATGTTGCCCACTAAATATCTCGCCATGATTATTCACCTATCTCATAGTAAAGCTCGCCAGTGGACGAGTCGTATGAGAGCGGCGGGGCTGCCGCCCCGTCCGCCACGTGCGACCAGAGGTTGCCGTCGGCGTCCACCGTCAGCGAGAAGAACCCCGACAGCGGTACGGTGACGCCCGAGTCGCCGCGCTCGCCCTTCTCGCCCTTCGGGCCCTGTATACCCTGCGGGCCGCGTTCGCCCTGCTCGCCCTTCACGCCCTGCGGCCCCGTGGGGCCGGTCGCGCCCTTCGCGCCGGTCGCGCCGGTTGCCCCCGTCTCGCCCTTGGGGCCCTGCGGACCGGTTGCGCCGGTGGCTCCCTTCGGGCCTTGCGGCCCAGTTGCCCCCGCCGCTCCGGTCGCGCCGACCGGGCCCTGCGGGCCCGTGGGGCCCTGCTCGCCCTTGACGCCGGTCGCGCCGCTCATGTCGGCGATCAGCGAGTAGCCGTCTGCCGACTTCACGTACAGCTCGGCGTTGTGCGGGTCCTCGACATTCGAGCCGATGACCGCGAACCCGCCGACCTTCACGCCGTCCGTCTTCCACCCCGCCCGCATCGCGTCGTAGCTCGCGTATACCTTCGAGATGGAGAAGCCCTCGCCCGTGTCTCCCTTGGGACCTTGGATGCCCTGCAATCCCTGCGGACCGCGCGGCCCCGTCTCGCCCTGTATGCCCTGCGGCCCCTGCTTTCCCTGAACGCCCTGCGGTCCCTGCTCGCCCGTGTCTCCCTTGGGACCCTGCGGACCAGTGGCTCCCTTGGGGCCTTGTGGTCCCGTAGGTCCCTGCGAGCCTGTCGCGCCGGTGTCACCCTTGATTCCCTGCGGGCCTTGGGGACCAGTGGCCCCGCGTTCGCCCCTCGGACCCTGGATGCCGGTCGCGCCGCGTGGAATTCCGAGCGAGAGTGTCTTGACCAGCCCTTCGCCTGAGAGCGAAGCGGTGGCCTTAGAGCCTTCCGTGAGCGTTGACACTTCTCCCATGGCGATATCCGCCTGCGCCCACGTCTGGAGCGAGCTTGAGGCGTCTGTTACGGCCTTGTCGGCCTTGGCCTCAACGGCCTTGAGCGATTCCGCGTCGACCTCCGCACTAAACGTGTAGTTCTCGAGCTTCAGGCCCTTTCCCGCCAGGTAAGCGTGCCCGCCACCTCCGTCGGCGATCGCGCTGGACGAGTTCTTCGTCGTGGTCTCGCTGCCGACCTCATACCTATACGTTGCCACGCCGCGCGAGACCTGCACGATCTTCTTCACCACGGTCGCGCTGACGGTCCTGCCGTGCGCGTTGTCGCGCGCCGAGATGATGTCGCCGACGTCGACGTCGATATCCTCGTGCGCGTCGACCTCGACGCTGCCCCGGGTCTGGTACTCCCTGAGCTTCTTGCCGCCCTCCTCCTCGAGCTTCGCCTCGTCGGCGTTGCTGTAGTCGTAGAGCGCGCATATCTCGTCGACGCCGAAGAGGCTCTGGGTGTGGCTGACGTTGCCCGCCGCGTCGGCGTAGAAATGGACCACGGCGCGGTTCTCGAGCTCGCCCGTGCCGGCGCACACCAGATGGTTGACGCAGCGGTGGACGCTCGTCAGCGTGAAGTCGAGCAGGTCCGAGTCGACCTTGTCCGCGTAGTCGACGACCGGGGGCAGCGATAGCTCGACCTTGCCGCCTAGGCGGCGCATCGAGACCTTGCGCCCGTTCGCCTCCGCCAGGGCCTTCAGGCCGCCGTACCCGTCCGCGAAGCGGTCGAAGGTATAGCTGACCGCCGTATCGTCCACGGCTGCCGAGAACAGCCCGGACAGCCCCATGCGGGATATGAGGGACGCGAGCACCTCGCCCGCCTTGCCGCTCACCGCGAGGTACCCGCTGCCCGAGTCGGGGAGCAGGCGCTTGCCCGCCAGGATGCCGTGCCACGTGCGGCCCTTGCACAGGACGGTGCCGGAGGCCTCCCTGCCCGCCTCGTAGGCGACCTCGTCGACGACGCCGCCGTACTCGGTCCCGTCGATGAACACGAGATGCCCCTCGGCGGGGGCCTCGCCGGCGCGCGCCTCGAGCTTCAGGGCGTTCTCGTCGCTGCCGAACGCGAGGTCGAGCTCGAAGTCCTCGATCTCGCGGACGTCCCCGGCCGCCGGGTCGCTCACCACTAGGACCATGCCGGCTCCCCCTCCTCCTCGTAGAGCGTCAGGTCGAAGCCGAAGCTGTTGTCCCACGAGACCTCGCAGGTGCCGGCCGGCACGCGCTCGAAGATGTACTCTCCCGAGCCTGCCCCGCTGCCTCGGTGCGCCTTGCCGAAGGCGTCCATCGTGGTGCCGTCTGCGGCGACAACGGTGACGGTGCGCCGCAATGGGTCGATATCCATGTAACCGCCCTCGGGAACGGTCACGTCCACCTGGTACAGATTGCCAGCCAGGCGCACAGAAGGGTTGACCGCGGGCCCGTACACGACAAACTTCGCGGGGCTGCCGGAGTAGCCTGGGTTGATGGCGTATTGCAGCGGTGGGGTCACGCCTAGGTCGTACGGCAAATCATGCGGCAGGTCGAGGAACTCGTACCCGGACGAGCCGTTGACGGGCGCGAACTCCGTCGTGACGCCCCTGCGCCACAGGCCGTCGAGCAGCACGACGGTGATCTTCGCGGTGAAGAGCCCGTCCCGCACCCCGTCGACCTTCGACGCGAGGACGAGGCAGCGCTGGAACCAGTCCCCGACCCTCAGCGTCCCGGGCGTGTTGCCCGAGACGTCGAGGTCCGCGCAGCGGCGGAACTCGTCGGCCAGCCCCATGTCGGCGAAGACCGCCCTGAACGAGGCCTTGCGGGCGCCGCGCGATGCGGTCGACAGCGCGCGGTACCCGATCTTGTAGTCCCATTCGCGGCTGAAGAGGTCGTTCGGCCTGCCGACGTAGATGCCGGAATTGAGCGGGATGACCGCCCCCATGCCCGATTCATATTCGATATCAGGCATACGCGACCGCCTTCCTCGCCCTGCGCCCGAACTCCGACTCGCCCATGACGGGCGTGAACTCCGCGATGATGGAGGGCAGGTTCTCGGCCAGCCAGCCGATGACGGCCGATGCGCCGCCGTCCGCGACAACGCCCTCCCCGGTGCCGGAAATGGTCCGGTCGCCGTAACGCGGGCCGTCGGCCCTGACCGTCGCATCGAACGCCGCGGCGCGCTCGACCCTCCCGACGGCGGACTCCATTGACTTCACGGGCTCGTCCGCCGTGTCGTCGATGCCGAGGGCCGCGCCCTGCATCACGTAGCCGAATATCTTGCGGAACACGCGCGAGGGCGAGTGGATGCCGAGCAGGTTCTTGGCCGCCTCGATGGCGCCGCCGACCACGCCGGTTATCTTGTTGACGACCACGCCGGCCGCACCGCTGATTCCGTTGGCGATGCCCTGAACGATGTTGCGGCCGATGGAGGCCACGCGGGCCGGCAAGCCAAGGAAGGAGGACTCGATGTTCGACGCGATGCGTAGCGCCGCGCCCTTCACTGCACCGACTGCGCCCGAGATGGCGCCCTGCAGGTTGTACATGGCAACCTTGCCGAGGTTCGCCAGCGTCGCCGGCAGGTTGGCGATGGCCCCGCGGATGGCGGACACGATGTTGGTGCCGCACGTGCTGACGAAACCGGCCATGCCGGCGATGCCGTTGCCCAGGAACGTGATGGCGTTCCTGCCTAGGCTCAGCCAGTCGAGCGCCGACCAAGCCGAGACGAAGGCCGAGAAGATGGCCGGGATGTTGGCGATGAGCGTCGGTATCGCCTGCACGATGCCGAGCGCCAGCGTCACGATTGCCTGGATGCCGGCACCGAGCAGCGTCGGCGCGTTGTCGTTGATCGCACCGGCGAGGTTCTGCACGATAACCGGCGCCTGCTCGATGATGGTCGGCAGGCTGTCGGCGATACCCTGCGCCAGGCCGACTATGAGGTTCGCCGCGCCCTCGGCAAGAACGCCCGCGTTCTCGGCTATGGACTCTGAGAGGCCGGTGAGAATCTGCAGGCCGCTCTCCATGATGGACGGCAGGTTCTCGGCCAGGTAGCCGCCCAGCCGGGTCATGATGTCGGCCGCCGCGCCGGAGAGGAACGACAGGCCGTTCACGATTCCGTCGTAGAGCACCGGTCCGACCTGCGCGCCTATCTCGTCCAACCCGCCGAAGGCGCCCGAGAGCGCCGACATGGCGCTGTCGGCGATGGACATGAAGGCCTCGCCGGCGACCGGCGCCAGCGTCGCTATGACCCCGGGGAGCTGCTCGACGGCCGTGGACACGATGGTCGCCACGCGCGGCACGATGTTGGAGGCCGCCGTCTCGACCGACTCGACCAGCTCTGTCGTGAGCTTGCCCATGTCGGCGTCGTCCTTGCCGAGCTCCGTCACCCAGTTCTCCCACGCGGCCTTGGCCATGTTGCAGGAGCCCTCGATGGTCGTCGCGGCCTCGCGCGAGGTCGTGCCGGCGATCTGCATCTGCTCCTGCATCGTGTGGATGGCGAGCACGATGTTGTCGAATGAGAGGCTCGACTCGTCCACGGCGGAGTTGACGGCGTGCGCGTCCTTGACGAGGCGCTGCATCTCCTCCCTGGTGCCGCCGTATCCCAGCTTCAAGTTGTCGAGCATGGTGTAGTTCTGTTTCGCGAAGCCCTGGTACGCGTTCTGGAGGTCCTCCATCGCCGTGCCGAAGGTGTTCGCGTTGTCGCCCATGTCGACCATGGCCGTGTCGGCGTACTCGGCGGCCTTGACCGTGTCGCCGCCGAGCGAGGAGACGAGCGCGGCCGAGAAGCCGGTCACCTGCTCCATGTACCGGTTGGCGCTCATGCCGGCCGTCTTGTAGGCTGCGTCGGCGTTGGCCAGCACCGTCGTCTGGGCCTGCTCGAGCTGCTCCCACTTACCGGAGCACTGCTCGACGGTCTGGCCGGTCATGGCGGCGTAGTCCTCGAGGGACTTGCCCATGTTGCCGAAAATCTTCTGTATGCCGCCGACGTTCTGCTCGTAGGCGGCGTAGGCGCTCATGCTCATGCCGGTCACCGCCGCGACGCCGGCAGCCACTGCCGTTACTCCGGCCGCGACCAGCGACGCGGCCTTGCCGGCGGCCGCCCCGAGCTTGCTGCCGATGCCGCCGGCGATGCCGTCGACCTTGCCGGATGCCTGGTCGTCGACGCCGATCTTGACCAAGAGGTCGAGAAGGTCCATCTACAGCACCTCCAATCCCAACTTGCCGATTACGTCCGCCGCGATCTCGTCGCCGCTCCGGGTGTCTGCCGGCTCTGCCGCGCCCCGCACGAGCTCCAGGTAGGGCTTGGCGATGTAGCGCGACTGCACGGCGAGGCGGATGGACTCCGTCAGGTACACCCTGTACGCGTCCTCCTCGGCCTCCCTGCGCTGCCGCGCGGACAGGTACCTAGCAAAAGGGCGAGCACGCCGTGGTCCGGTGTACTCGCCCAGGTAGAGCCAGAGCAGCTCCGGGTCGTCGGCGGCTAGCCGAAAAAAGGCGCGGCGATCTCCTTGACGGTGTCGATGCTGTCGACCGCGGCCTTGATGTCGGCGGCGTACTTGGCCATGGTGAAGCAGGCCTTGTACTCGTCGAGGGTCTGGCCGTCCAGCGCGGCGAGGAGCTTGAGCGACAGCTCGCCGCCCTCGCGCAGCAGGACGGGCAGCAGGCCGCCCAACATATCGACGGCCTGGACCTCGACCTTGGCCTTGACCTCGTCCTCTTCGCCGCCCTCGGCCTTGGCGGCTTTGGCCGCGGCGCGGTAGGACATGTAGGAGCGCTTGAGCTCCTCGCCGAGCTTGCCGCCCATGGCCTCCTCGGCCACCTCGGCGAGCAGCTGCGCCGAGGTCAGGAACTCGTCCGCCGTGAACTCGTCGATTCGCATCAGGCTGCCACCCCCGTGCCGTCGGTACCGGCCTTGACGTAGATCTCGAACGGCACCGTCTCGGGGTGCTCCATCGAGTAGTGCCCGGTGAACTCGAATTCAAACTGCGCCTTGGCCTTGTCGCCGGACTGGATCTGGAAGCCGCCGGTGCTCAGGGAGTTGAGCAGGCGGATGGCGCAGAAGCCGGCGCTCGCGCCCTTGGTGCCGTCCTCGTTGACGGCGCTGTAGTCGCCCACCCACCACAGGTCGGCGAAGTCGGCGGACTTGAGGTCGTTGCGCGGGGTCACCTTCTCGGCGGCGGTGTCGGCGGCGCCCGTGAGCTTGGTGGCGAGCTCGGCGGTCACGGTCACGAACGTGCCGGACATCTTGGCCTCCCAGCCGTCGAGCTGCTTGAGCTCCTTCATGTTCTTCGGACAGTTGTCGATGTCCTCGCCGTAGTCGATGAAGCTCGGCGTGGCGGTGAAGTTGACGCCGCCGGACGTCGCGCCGAGGATGTCGGTCGCCTTGAGCGTGCCGGTGTCCGGGGTGAACGCCTTGAGCAGGACGCCGGCGTTCAGCTGGATGTTGTTGAACGTGTCCTGCGGGATCTGGGTGTATTTCATGGGACCCCCTAAAAGGTCGTGATGTTCTCGATTGAGAGGTTTACGTAGCGGCGCTTGACGCCCGGCTCGCCCGAGTCGGCGGCCTGCCAGAACGGCGAGCCGCGCCTGACCCACAGGCCGCCGCCGTCGCAGGGCAGCATCACGCCGCCGAGCCCCAGCGCGCGCCCGACGGCCTCGGCGTCGGCGTTGGCCTCGGCCTCGGACTCGGTGCGGCGCCATGTCTCCACGGTGACGCCCTGCTCGCCGTCGCCCCAGGCGCCGGAGACCGGCGTGAACGTGAGGTACGGCAGCTCGGCGTCATCGGGAACGGCCTGCGCGGAATAGGCGGGCATGCCGAAGCCCCCGAGCCATGCGGCGAGCGCCGCGGTCCTAGTCGGCATCCGGCAGCCTCCATTCCTCGGCCGTGCACTGGGTGAACGAGAACGTCGCGCACGCTGGCGGACGTCCGTCGTCGGCGTCGGACGTGACGCGGAACACCTGCCCGTCGGAGACGCGCCTGAACACGTCGCCGTGGGACAGTTCCTCGCTGCACGTCACCGTGTAGGAGTTGGCGACGCCCGCCGCCTCGGCGATTCGGGCCTCGGCCGACGTGTCGCGGACGATGGTCGCGGCGAAGCTGCGGCCCGTGGCCCACGTCTCCGTCCAGCCGCCCTCGCCGTCCGGCACGCTCCTGCGGACCATGCGCACGCACGGCACGCGCATGCGCTCGTACAGGCGGCTCACAGCTTCCTCCAGGGGTCCATGCGCGCCTTGAACTGGTCGCGCCACGTCAGCGGTCGGCCGTCGGCGCCCATCACGCGGGTGTAGCTGTATCCGCCGAAGCTCTCGGACTGGTACGGGCCGTCCAGCTCCCCGGCGTGCTCCTTGCGCCACGCGTCGATCTCGTCCGCGAGGTCGAGGACGGCCTTCGGCACCGCGAGCGCCCACACGGTGCCGACGAACTCCTCGTCGGTCATGCCCGTGCAGGGCCAGCGGTGCAGGCCGTCGTTGAACACGGAGCCGGTCACGCGGATGTACTGGCCGTCCGCCAGCGCGAGGCCCTCGGGCGGGACCAGCGCCCCGCCCTCGACACGAATTCGGCCGGTGGCCTTGTCGCGGACGAACCAGTTGCGCAGGGCGCGCAGCAGCTCCTCGAGCATGGCTTAGCCCAGCTTCGGGGCGGTGCCGATGCCCTTGAGGACGCCGGCCTTGAGCGTGTTCTTGAGGGCCACGCCGGCCACGAGCTCGACCTCGCCGGTCTTGACGGCGCCGGGCTGCGCCATGTCGGGCATGTAGGACTGGACCACGCCGGTGCCGGTCGGCGAGATGCCGTGGAAGCCGTCGAGGCCGAGGGATACGGCATAGATGTCGGACTTGCCGAGCGCGGCTGCCGTGGCGGCGGTGTCGGCGACGGCGTCGACGGCGGTGGTGCCGTTGTAGTACTTGCCGAGGTCGACGATGGGCACGCCGTTGTAGGTCTCGATGTATCGGCCGGCGTCGTCCTTGGTGCGCTCGTAGTAGCCGGCGCGTCGGGCGATGCCGCGGAACTTCGTCAGCATCTTGCCGTTCATCATCAGCATGTTCGGGCCGTCGACCTGCGAGAGCAGGTAGTCGACCTCGTCGAGGAACGCCTGGGCGTTCTTGGTCATGAGGTCGGCGGTGGACACGTCGACGGCGGAGGCGATTTCGTTGGACGTGCCGGAGAGCAGCTTGGCGAGGCCGTCGAACGTGCCGTCGGGCTTGCCGGCGCCGGCGGTGCCGGCCGCCTTGCCGTTGATGACGAGGTAGTGGAACTCGTTGGCCACGGCCTTGATCTTCTGCTCCAGCTGGAAGGCCAGCTCGTCCACGGCGCCGGAGGTGTTCTGCAGGACGCGGTCGACCTGGAAGGCACCGCCCATGATGACGGCGTTGGTGGTCTTCTTCTCGCGCTTGGCCTCGTTCGCCGTGTACTCGACGTTGATGGCGCGGACGCCGGCGGTCGCCGGGGTCTTGAGCTGCGTGTAGCCGTAGGCCAGCGTGGAGCCGCCGGTGCCGGGCGAGATGGCGTTGTCGAACGTCAGCTTGTCCAGCAGGAGGGACGAGCGCTGGAAGGTGTCGACCACGGACTGGTCGACGCGGTCGGACATGCCGACCTTTGCCTCTTCGAGTGTGATGGGCATGTGTTACTCCTTGTTCTCGTAGCGTTGGTGGAGCGCCTCGCGCAGGTTCTTGGGCGCTGCGGCGCCGCCGGTGCTCTTGGGCGGGTTGGGCACGGTCGCGCCCTGCGTGGTCTTGACCGCGATGAAGTCGGCCCAGTCGGACTTGATGGACTCGGTCAGCTCGTCGGCGCCCTCGATGGCGCCGTCCTTGACGGTCACGCCCGACAGGTCGGAGACCTTGAGCACGGTGTCGATGCGCTTGGGGTCGACGCCCGCGCCGGCCAGCAGCTCGCGGTACAGGCCGCGCTTCTCGCGCTCCGCCGCCTCGCCGTCGACCTTCGCCTTGAAGTCGTCGAGCTCCTTGCACTTGGCCTTGTACTTCTCCTCGTACTCGCCGGCGCCCTCGCCGGCCTTCTTGGCCTCCTCGAGCTGCCTTCGCAGGCCCTCTGCCTCGTCGGCGCCCGCCTTGTAGCGGTCGCGCTCGGCCTTCAGGCCGTCGACGCTCTCGACGTGCTCCTCGATGATCTGCTCGATCTTCTCGTCCTCGATGCCCATTGCCTTGAGCATCTTCCGCGTCAGTGCCACGCTGTCTCCTTTTCCTCGGATGGACCGGGGCGCCGGCTTTTCGTCGCGGCCTCCCCGTGCGGCAGTCCGTCGCCGCGGCGACATCGTCCGTGGCGCGTAACGCGGCCCTAGCCGCGGAGGTGCTTGAGGAAGATTCCCTTGTACGTGGAGTAGTGGTCGTTGGCGGCCGGCTTTAGGAACGGCTGCGGCCTCTGGTGCCTCGTCCCCAGCTCGACGTAGGGCGCGTACTCGACGTTCGTGCCGATGATGACGTGGCGGGTGCCCTCGTCGAGGATGTGGGTGATTGAGTTGCGGAGGCGGCCCGTGTCGACCGGGCAGGCGCGCTTGGCGTAGCCCTCCGCGGCGAGGCCGACCTCCTCCAGCGCGGCGACGAGCGCCCGGTCGATGGCGTCGGCGATGGCCTCGCGGTTGTCCTGCCGTATCTCGACGAGGCCGGAGATGTCGGAGGCGAGCAGGCCCTTGGCGGTGCCCCTGGTAAAGCCCTTCTCGCCCATGCCCTCCGTGACGACGCCGTTTCGGTCAGTCCACGTGTCGTTCTTGGCGCTCCACTTCTCCTTGCCGACCCTTCGCGGCGCGGCCATCAGTCCAGCACCTCCGTGCCGTAGCCGACGCGGCCGGACACGTCTACCTCGCACGCCTCGACGGCCTGCACGGGCTCACCGGGGATGCCCATGGTGCAGCCGTCGCCCGGCCCCACATCGTCGCCTCGCACGGTGCATATCAGCACGTCGGGCTGGGTGAAGCCGAAGCCGAGCCTGATGGCGCAGTCGGAGCATCGCTTACATTCGGTTATGGGGTTCATGGGGTCCTCCCTCGCGTCTGGGAGGATGTTCCCGCCGCGGTCACGCGGCATGGAAAAGGCCCCGCCACGGCGGGGCCTCACAGTCAGATGAACGGGTCTATGTCCTTGGCCTCCTTGAGGAACTTCCTCACCTTGGCCATGAAGGAGTTGTCGGTCAGGTACTCGATGCCGCGGGGCGTGATGCAGGCGCCGTCGAGGCCGTAGACGCGGTCGAACGTGTTGTCGACCTCGACCCTGACCGCCCCCGAGATGAATCCGTAGTCGAGCAGGCTGCACAGGATGTAGTGCCAGTACCGCTCGTTCGCGCCTGCGGCGAGGGCGATCTCGTCGAGCCTCTTGGGGTCGACGTCCTCCCCGCCCTTCAGGCACGTATAGAGGTACAGGAGGATGCGGTAGACGATCACGTGGTAGTCGTTCTTAGCCATTAGTGCTCCTGACGCCGTGCTCGAGCTCCCAGTCGATGCTGCGGCGCCATGCCTCTTCCCATGTTTTCGGCGGATTTTGGCGCTCGTCCTCGAGCAGGGCTTCGAGGGCCTCATCGGGAACGTCGGAGAGCCTATCCGGTCGGTCGTCGACCCCAAAGGAGTCATAGTCTATAGCTTTTCCCATTTGATGCCATGGCTCCTCTCAAACTCGCGCATGACTTCGATAATGGCGTCATACCTGCTTGTCCCCATTTTAACTTTATTCTCGACCTTGTTGTCGAAGGACTCGACTCTAAATGGAATGTCCCCCACCTCGTAATAGAACACCTCGCCGTTGTGCAGGGCCACGACGCCGCCGCCGTATCCCTTGTAGCCCGCCGAGACGAAGTCGCTGCCCGTCGGCGGCAGGTCGGTCGGGTGGTTATGGACCGAGACGAGGTCTCCGCGCGGATGTGTCGAGATGGCCCTGTCGACTTCCGCGTTTCTGGCGGTCTCGAACGGAACCGTTCCGGCCGTGCTCCGCGCGACCACCCTGCCATCGGACTTCGACACGAGGACGAGGTCCTCGAGATCGCTTCCAGAGCGGTGCGACAGCATGGCGACCGCCGACTTGCGGACAGACGCGGCGGCATCCCTCGGCATGTCCAGCTTCGAGAACTTCGCGGCGTAGCCGTCCGACTTCACGAGGTCCATGTTGACCTTCGAGCCGCGGGCCGAATGTCGCTTCGAGGTGATACCCCTCTCCGTCGCCAGCGCCGTGTCCAGCACCTTCTGCTGGTCGCCCGCGCTCATCTTGCGGAACGAGCCGGACGGTATGCCGTACTCCTTGAGCTGCTCGGTGAGCCTCTTTCTCGCCTCGGTCGGCGACACGCCAGCGGCGTCGAGCTTGCGGGCCGTGCCGGGCATCCCCATGAACTCGGAGATGGTGCGGTCGGCCGGTTTGGCGCCTGTGACGGCGGGCTTGCCGGCCTTCCACTCCTCGTAGGTCATGCCCTCGGGCAGCCTGCTCCAGCGCTTGCCGTCGCTGTAGTCCACGCCATCCACGGCCGCGATGAGCGTGCAGCGGCAGTTGCACGTCTCGGCATACGGCGCCTCCGGGTCGCCGGGATAGCGGCACCCGTTGCTGAACTTCTCCCCGACCTCGACCTTCTCGCCGTCGAGCTTCCTGTGGCTCGAGCGCGTGCGGCCGTCCATCGTCGCCAGCCACTCCTGCTGCACCTTGATGCCGAGCCCCTTGGCCCTCTTGTAGCTGTCGACGCGCCCGGCGTTCTCCGCCGCCGTCGTCGAGGTCCGCGCCAAGCGCACCGCCGCCGCGCGGTTCGCCCCCGTCACGTCCTGCATGCGCTTGGCTATCTTGGGTATCGACTCGCCGAGCAGCACGCCCTGCGTGATCTGGTTGGCGATGAGCCGGCGGTTCCACGCCATGTCCTTGGCGACGTTGACGGACGGCTTGGGCAGGTAGCTGTCGTGGTCGGTGAGCAGCCTCTGCACGGTCGAGGCGTCCTGCAGCGCGAATGACGTGTCCCAGCCCACGGCGCTCTCGACCTGCCACGTGCCGTAGTTGTAGTTCTCGGCGTAGACCTCGGGCAGCCTGCCCTCGATGGCGGCGGCTGCGACGACGTTAGCGTGCGTCATGGCCTCGGCGCACTGCTTGAGGACGATTCGGTAGCGCCTGCCGGCCGCTATCTTCCCGCTTCGCCAAGACCTGTATTGAGCCTTGGTGATCTCGCCGGCCTCGAGACGCCCGCGCATCTTCTCGTCGTCGGCCTCGAACTGCGCCAGATAGCGCTTGAGGTTGGCGTATACAGTCTTGCCCGCCTCGCCGTACACTCCCGCCACCTCGCGCTCGAACGCCCGAATCTCGGCGTCTGAGAACTCGTGGGCCTCGTCCGCGGCCATGCGCTACTCCTCGCCGTCCCCGTCGTCGCTGTCGTCGTCTGTACCCGCGGCCCCCGTCGCGTTGGCAGCGAGCGCCGGCGGCAGCGCTGCCATGCGCTCCTCCTGCTCCCGCCGCTTGCGCTCCAAAATCTCGGCGGCCTCGTCGGGCGTGATGTTCGGCAGCTTGCGCAGGATGGTCTCCTCGTCGAGCCACTCGGCCTCCAGGCACACGTTCTCGATCTGCTCCTTGGTGTTGCTGATGCGCGTGCGGGTGAAGATCGGCGTGTCCTCGATGCCCTGGAGCGCGAGCAGGTCCATGATGCCCTCTCGCATGTGGCGCTCGAACTCCGCGGCCTCCTCGTCGAGCGGCTGGTATGCGGCGTCGATGTGGTCGTTGGTCGCGCCGGCGGCGATGGTGTGCACGTCGAGCGCGCCGAAGTCCTCGTAGATGTCGGCCTTTATCTGGGCCAGCGTCTCGCGGCGGCTCGCCACGGGCACCTCCTGCACATACGGCGTCGCGGCCTGCCCCTGCTCGGCGTCGACCTGCGCCACGTGCGTCAGCTTGAGCTTGGCGCGCCAAAGGTCGAGCTCGCGGTCGTCCATGCCGCCGGCGCCGTTGACTATCCAGTAGACCTGCGCGCAGTCGTTGACGTCGTTGCACAGGCCGCTCTTGATCATGTCGTAGGCGTCGATGCCCCCGCGCATGCCCACGAGCGTGGACTGGTGCGCGTCGCTGCCCCACACGGGCACGATGGGCAGGCGCGAGTAGTTCTCCTCGTCAACGGCCAGCGCGAGGCCGTCGGCCGGCACCTCCTCGTAGGTCACCTTGTAGGCGCGCTTCGCCTCCGTCACGGCGAAGTCGAGCGTGCCGGCGGCCGGGGCCGCCATCTGCGTGTAGCCGTCCTGCTCGTAGAGCGTGGCGTTCCACGGGTGGTCCGGGTCCAGGCGCCAGAAGCGCACGCCGGCCACCATCGCGCCGCTCACCTCGTCCCACACCGGGCAGAACTCGTCGGCGGTGAACACGTCGATGTGGTCGAGGTTCCAGAACGGGAACGAGATGCCGTGGATGAGCGCGTAAAGGCCTATCTTCATCACGTCGTCGTCGAAGCGGTCGCCCAGCGCCTCCTTGGTGGTGTCCTCGCCGCCCTTCGAGACGTCGACGAAGCTCACGCCCTTGCCGAGCGAGTATGAGCAGCGCTGCCCGTTCAGGCGCTTGAACAGGTTGGACTTGATTCGCATGTCCGACGCCGTGTAGTCGTCGACCGGCGTGCCGGCGCTCGAGTACACGATCTTGGTGAACCTGCTGATGGTCACGTTCTGCTGGCGGTAGTAGTCGTTGGCCGCCACGGCGTTGCGGTACATCTCGCCGGCCATGTGGCGCCTCACGGCGTCCGCGGCGAACCCCGCCGCCGAGCCCGCCGCCGCCATGTCAGCCGCCGTCACGATCGGGCCGTCTGCCATCGGCCCCTCCCTTCCCTATCGAACAGCGGGTTTACCTGCTGTTTCTGCGGTTTGTACATGCGCAGTGTCGCCACGCCGTAACGGAGCGCGTCGCAGCTGTGGTCCTCGACCTTGACGGGCCTGTCGCCGTCGGCCTTGGCGTCCCAGCAGTAGCCGCCGAGCTCGCCTATCAGCCCCGCGCAGGCGTCGGAGATGCGCACCGCGCCGTTGCCCAGGCACACCCCCGTCTCCCGTATGCCGTCCGCGACGTCGTTGCGCCCCTTCTTGGTCTTGAACCCGGCCTGCCGCATCGCGGCGATGAAGCTCGTGGCGCTCGGGTCGATGATGAACGTGGGCGGCTTGCCCAGCCCGCGCACGAAGTCGGCCATGTCGGCCACGTAGTCGGCGTCCGTCTTCTGGTGCCCCGTGTCGCGGCCCGAGTAGCGGTACTCGTCCACCACGTGCCACACACGGCCGTCAAACGCCCACAGAAGCGCCGCAAAGGCGTTCTGAGTTCCGTAGTCGCAAGACACCGCGTACTTGGCGGCGCCGCCCGCATACCGGCTCTCTAGGGCACCCTCCCACCCGGGGTAGACCAGGCCCTCGGCCAGCGTCCACTTGCCCAGGATGTAGCGGTCGTAGTACACGCCGCTGCCGTAGTCCTTGATGAGGGCCTCGATGACATCCGGTGCCAGCGCACCGTCCCAGATCGTGTAGTCCTGCCTGTAGATGTCGCTGTCGCCGTCGAGGAACCGCTTGAACCAGTGGTTGGGGCTGTCGGGGTTGCAGGTGCCGTCGAATCGGCTGTGCTCGCAGCGCAGGCGGCTCTTGAGCATCTGGAACACGTCTTCGCTCCACGTGGCGACCTCGTCGCCGTAGACCCACTCGAACGTGGCGCCCTGAATCTTGGATACGCTCGTCTTCTTGTCCGCCCCGAGGCAGTAGACCTTGCGCCCGAATATCCGGGCAGTGTTGTCCCGCCCGATCTGGCTGACGACGTCCTCGCTGTAGAGCGAGCGCATCGGCTCGAGGATGTTGCGCTCGAGCGTCGAGCGGGTGTTGCCTATCATCACCGCCAGCCCCTCGCCCCTCATGGCGAGAAGCCTCTGCGGTATGGTCACGGCTATGTCGACGTAGCTCTTGCCCGAGCCCGTCGCCCCGCACTTCACGTTGTAGCGGTGCGTGCAGTTGGCGAGGTACTCGCGCTGCATCCTCGTGAGCGGCATCGGCTACTCGTCCCCGCCGATTGAGGACGGCACGGACAGCACCAGCTCCTTGGCGGCCTTGAGCACCGCCGTGTCGGTGGTGTCCATGATGCGCTGCGCCTTGGCGTACTCCTGCGGGTACTTGCGCTCGAGCAGCCACGCCGCCGCCTGCCAGCTGTCGCCGCTCGCGTCCATGATGCGGCCCACGAGCGTCGCCTTGCGCTCGACCTCGGCCTTTTTTAGAACGTGACACAGTTGACGCTGATTGTCGGTTCTGGGGTGGTTGATCCAGCGGCTGTATGTCTCGCGTGCGACCCCGAGATATGCGGCGATGTCCCTGTCGGTCAGTCCGGCACGGCACAGGCGGACGGCATCCTCGATGCCCTCCTTGGTCAGTTTTTCGCGCCCTTTTCCCGCCACAAAATCACGTTTCCGCTGCTAGATAGCCATATGGAAACGCGAACGTTCCCACCTTTTTACGCACGTGGACAAGCGCGTGCGTTTGCCCACGAGCGTAAAAAGGGGGTAACGGGCAAAGAAAAGGCCCCGGTTTCCCGGGGCCTTTCGGCTACTCGGCCTTCTTCCTGTGCGCGGCCTGTCGTATGCGGTTGCTCTCCGCCTCCTCCTCGAGCCGCCTCTTCCGCTCCGCCAGATAGCATCCCTTGCACAGCCTCCACTTCTTCGCCTGCGCCGACGTGTCGAACACGGGCCGCGCGTCGCACACGATGCACAGCCCATCCGTTCCGGTCGAAAAGCGCCCGTACCGCTGCCGCGCGTGCCTCACGGCGCTCGGCGTCACCCTCAGCTCCGCGGCGATCTCCGCCGCCGTCCGCTCCGGGTGCGCCTGCATCCGCCCTATCATCTCGTCGGTCCACAGGACGTAAGAGGAGCGCCCCTTCCGGAGCGCCCACTCGTCCCTCAACGGATGTGTTGACTTTGTAGATGGGCCTTTTGGCCCATCTCCTACAGGTGGCCTACACGCCATTCGCATACCCCCTCGCGCTCGGTTTGCTTCGGCTACCATACCAAGAGCCGGGGACCACATCACGCACGGCGCTCGATTCTGGCCCCGCACTTCGGGCAATGGACGGCTTCATACGCAAGCATGTCCCCGAAGCCGATATGCTCCCAGATCTGCCCATCCCATCCGCAGTCGGAACAGTGGAAGTAGCCGTCGACCATCCGCTTGCCCGGGATGAACGGATCCTGCTTGTGCTCGACAAGGTCGTAGCAGGTCGGGCGGTCGATTAGGTCTGCCAATCTCTGCCATGTATCGGTCCCGCAGCTGTCCAAATCGCAAAGTGCATCGTAGTGGCCGAAAAGCATCGTGCTCACCTTCATGCACCGGCTACAGTCGAGCTCCGTTTTCCGGTGCTCGGCAAAGTACAAGCACTTGCCTGAGCGCAGGAAATCGACGGCCTTGCGGCGCTGCTTATCGGTAATCATCGCCTCCCCCTTCCGGGTCGATGAGGTCGGCGAGCTTTTCGAGGACAACATTGAAGTCGTGGTAGTCCTCGAAGCCGACCACCACCTCGGCGAGCTCGTCAAAGAACTGCTCCTTGTACTGGATGAAGTAGCCGATTGTAAGGTTTCGCAAATTCTCGGCCACCTCGCGGCGCTCTTCATTGCTAACCCTCATACAGCACCTCAAGCCCGTACGCGACGGCGGCATCATGCTCGATGCGGCATCCGCGTGCGTTTTCCCAGCCTTTGCAGAAGTAGGCCGCATGGCACAGGCTCATGTTCTCAAGAGATTTCGCGAGATAGCAGAGCGGGACCTGCACCACGCCGCGCTCCTCCATGGCCTCGTCGCTGTACCACTCGTCGGTGAACAGGGTGTTTACGAACTCGTAGCCCATCTCGCGCAGCTTGGCGTGTGCCTTGTCCCTCGCCTCCGCGATCTCCTCGTCTGTCTTACCAGCCATAGGCTGTGAAATCATCGCTCGCTTATTCAACATAGCTCACCCTTTCATTCCATAGATCTGCAGCGAACTCCTCGGCGTACTCTAGGTCCGTCCGTGCGCCGCATCCCAAGCAGCTCACGTAGAAGGTGCACAGACCTTGATACTTGCCCTGCTGCATCTCGGCATCGCCACCACAGAACGGACAGGGTTTCAGCTTGATTTTGTCCATCAGGCCTCACCATCCATCCATGCGTACTGCTCAAACAGTTCTGCGGGCGAGTCGATAGTCACGCATTCAGCGTTTACGGTAACAACATCGCCCGATTCGAGCAGCACGACCGCGACCGGGTACGCGATTTGCCCTGCGGGAAACCCTCCGATTAGGGGCGATGCATCATGCGTCCACGCTTTTTGGTAGAAACCCATAAGCAGCGCTTTCGTCTTCTCTCCGGGCATTTCGGAAATCCAGCATGGCGTCATGTTCATTTGTCCTCGCCCCTCAGCTTGCGGATACGGTCGAGAATGTTCTCAAATGCACGCTCGTCACTATGCGCATCACAGTTAACGCTGCCATAAAGCGGACAAACGTTGCATTTGTTGGCGGCGTTGAAGTATCGGCAGCACGTCGGAACAACATCGCGTTCTGCCGCTCTTCCCAAGTCCTCCTCCAGCTTCTCCCATGTGTCTGGCAGAGTGAGGTGCATGTTCTTCGGCTTGAAGCTGTTGTAGTAAAAGTTGCCTTCGTACTGGGCTTTAATCGTCCATTCGGTTTTCTGGCTCTCCACCAACGTTCTGGATAGAAACTCCTTCACGCTCACCTTTGTTCCGCACTCGTCATACAGCACCTCGGTATCCAGCGGAATCTCGCGGCCCTCGGCATCTTTCGGCAGCTTGATCATTTGCCATCACCGCACAGACGGTGGACGCGCTCGTCGATGTCTTGCACCAAGGCGTTGATGCAGAAGATGTTGTTCCGGAACTTACAGCCATCGCAATCCTTTCTCTCTCGATTGAAATACGAGCAGATGGTTCCATTTGGATTGCGGACATACCTGTCCAGATCGTCTCTCAGCTTCTCCAGGCTGTCCGGTGGGGCAAGATAGAGACTGCCTGGATTCGTCAATACGGGGCCGCTTCCTTCCTTGATGCAGTAGAGCTTCGATTTGGCGAGAAATTGATGGTCGGGGACCCTGATACCGGTCACGCGATAACGGGCACCCGCCCCGTCGTAATACGTCCCGCCAAACTCGATGTCCTTGCCGTCGGCTGTCTTGATGTCGATGTTCATCATTCAATCCCCTCGTAGTCGCGGCACTCGCCGCACTCGTCCTCGCAGTACAGCAGGTTCCCCATGAGCCACGCCACGGCCCACTGCGCCAGCCGCCAGAAGCCCTCCTTGCGCCCCGGCGCCTCCGTGTCGTAGACTCGCTCGAACTCGAGGCGGCAGTAGCCGTAGTCGGCGTGGATGTCGCTGCCGCAGAAATGCCTGCAGTTCCCGCACATCCTAGGCTCACGGGTGCCGCCGTAGCAGCGCTCTATCGTGGCGTCGGTCACCCCCATCGGGTAGCCTCCGACCCTCGAGTCACTCATCGCACTCCACCGCCCCCGTGCTCTCGTCGAGCAGGTCGATGGCATCCCCGACGGTCGCCTCGATGCTCGTCAGCTGGCGGCGCAGGTTCTGCACGAGGTTCGCGCCGGCGACCTCCGCCCTTCCCGCCTCGGCGTGCGCCCTGTCCTGCGGCCTGCACTCGCGGTCGTAGCAGAACACCTCGACCGCATCAGCCTTGATCTGCTCCAAAGTCTCCATCACAGACGCCCTCTCCCACAGTTCCTCTCGTCCATGCGCTTGATGGCGGCGTCGACCTCACCCTGCGTGGCGCCTACGGCTGCCAGCAGGTTGGCGACCGCCTGCACGGTGTCTACACATTCGTCGATGAGGTCCACGCGGAACGCCCGGCGCGCCGTCATGATCTGGCTTTGGCGTATGCCGTCGCAGTTCTGCCACGCGCCGAACACCTCGGCCGCCTCCTCGAGCGGCTTGAGCGCCTGTGCCTTGTCGTCCCTCACCTCGCGGAACGTTCGCAGGTTGAGCAGGTAACCGTCAGTCATGGTCCCTCGCCTCCAGTCCCAGGAGCGCGGCGACGTCCGCCACGCTCCTGTCGTAGTCGACTATCGCCTCGTCGGCGATCTCCGGCCCGGCGAGCCGCCACAGGGTCGCGCTCATGCCCTCGAGGTACCCGACGGCCCTCACAGCCTTAAGGATGTTCCGGGCCTCCATGTTCCAGTCGATTACGCTCATCGCGCCTCCCAGTAGTTGCAGCGGGCCTCGGCCTGCGTGCGGTGCACGAACTCCGGGCGCCTTGCGCAGCGGTACACGGTGCGGACGTCGCCCGATGCCGCCATCACGCGCTCGACGCGCTCCGCGAACCTGCACCCGTCGCAGCGGCGCGGGTCCTCCTCGGGCCATTTGCCGTATCTCGAGCTCATGGCCTCCTCCTTCCTAGGCCGCCGTCTCGGACGGCCTGTCGTTTCCGTAGTCCCACGACACGACTTTGAGCGCCTCGCGCGGGTCCATGCCCCGCTTGATCGCCCAGCAGCGGTCCCATGCCGTGTGGTAGTCGATGGTCCGGTCGTACATCCCGACCTGCTCTGGCGTCAGCCCGTCGAACGCGGGCTTGTGGCGCGGCCAGTAGAAGTCGACGAGCACCTTCGCCCGCTCGTCGGCGTCCCACGCCGCGAACTCGGCGTAGAGGCGCCTGAGGTGCGGCATGACGTCCTCCTCGCGGCAGCCCCAGACCCTCACGAGCCAGCGCAGGTCCTCGTCGATGGGGCGCCTGCGCGGCGGCCCGAACAGGTCGAGCGCGGCCTGTCCCTCGCACGGCCTCACAGCCCGCGCCACGGCTCCCACCTCCCGCAGGAGTGGTCGCCCTGCGTGATGCTCGCGGCCATCGCGTCGAGGTCCACGCCGCGCGGCAGCACGGCCGACTCGGCCCGGTGGGCGCAGATGCCGCACCCGTCGCCCGGCACCCAGCGGTCGCACGTCTCGCAGCACCTCACGGCGCCGTCGGGGATGTCCGGCGCCCCGTCCCTCTCGAGGTTCACGACGCCCTCCTCTCGCACGCGGCGCGGGCGGCCAGCAGCCTCCGCGCGTCCTGGTACGCCCTGAGCGCCACCGGGTCGGCGGTCGTCCCCCTCGGGGCCTTCACTTTCGCCGGGTCGATGCCCGGATGTTCCTCGCGCCACCTGCGCTCGAGCTCGGCCCTCGTCTGCTCGGGCGTCCTCGTCGGCTTGAACGTGGCGGCCTGAATCTCGGCATCGGTCGGCTTGCCGCGGGCATGGGCCTCGGCGTCGAGGCGCTTCTGGTTGCCGTTCCACAGCATCGCCGCGGCCTTGAGCGAGGTCACGGGCATCCCGTTCGAGCGGATCCAGCCCTGCGACTCGTAGTGCGCCCAGAACTTGTCGGGGTCGCCGCTGATGCAGTTTGCGGCGAAGTACGCGCGGCACTCGTCAAGGGTCGGCGGGGCGAAGCCGTCGGCGTCGCCGCTGCGCGTACCATCAACACAAGCTAGGCTAGGTAAAGCTAGGCTAGGATAGGCTAGGTTAGGGTTTTCGCTTTCGGAAACCTCGGTTTCGGGTTTTTGCTCAGGCTTGGGTTCGGGCTCCGGCTCTGCCTTGGCCTTGCGGGGCCTGCCGCCTTTCTTGGCCTGCTCTCGCCTTTCCTTGGAGTTGTCGATGGCGTTCTTGAGTCCCTTGAAGGCCCTCTTGACGTTCTTGGGCAACTCGATCTCGACCCCGTGGAGGCCGTACATGAGCACCGCGTCCGCGAGCATCATGCGCTCCCTCATGTCCTCGGGGTCGTTCGGGTCGTAATCGTCGTAAAGCTCGGCTATCGAGTTGGCGAAAACCGTGAAGTCCTTGGCCATCAGAACCACCCCCATAGAAGCGAAGAGAAGAACAGGAACCCCGCGGCGAAGGAGGCGGCGAACAGGGCCGCCTCCCAGTGGTCGCGGATGGTGTCGGGTACGCGCCTCATCAGAACGGCACGTCCTCGTCGTAGAACTCGGGCTGCGGGGCCGCGGCGTAGGCCTGCGCCTGTGGCTGCACGGGCACCGTGTCCGCGAGGCTCTGCTGCGGCTGGGCCTGCGCCTGCCCCTCGCGGCGCACCATGACATCGAGCTCGTCGACGATCACCTCGAGCTTCGAGCGCTTCTGGCCATCCTTATCCCAGGAGCTGTAGCGCAGCTTGCCCTCGATGGCGACCTTCATCCCCTTGGCAAGGAAACGGCCCACGGCCTCGGCGCGGTTGCCGAACATGGTGCAGTCGACGAAGTTGGGATAGTCCTCCCACTCGCCCGTCTGCGCGTTGCGTCGGCGGTCGTTCACGGCGACGCCGAAGGACAGGACCTGCGTCCCGCCCGCGGTGGCGCGCAGCTCCGGGTCGCGAGTGAGGTTGCCGGTGATGTTCACTCGATTGATGCTCACTGCCCGTCCTCCTTTGCGGTCATGCAGCCCTTGATGGCATCGACGAGGCGCGGCCCCTGCATGTAGCCCAGGCCGCTCACGCGGCGGCCGTCGCGGATGTGGCACACCTCGACGATCTTCTGCGCCGTGACCGGGCCGATGCCCGGGAACGAGCGGGCGAACTCGTCGACCTTGAGCCTTGCCGCGATGGGAGCCTCGATGGCGACCTCGGGCGGGATGTTCCCCGCCTTGCACGCCGCCTTGAACGCGGCGCGCTCGCGGCGCGTGTGGATGGCCTTCGCCATCGCCTCCTTGCGCTGCTCCGGCGTTCGGAGCGGCGGCAGGTTTTTCTCCTCCATGTCCTACATCCTCTCGACGTATCCGTGGATGCCGTTCTCGACCATGACGGCCCTCACGCGGCGCAGCTCGTCCGCCGTGGCGCACTCGATGACCACGCGGTAGCCCCTCTGCGGTGCCGGGGCCGCATCCTCGGCCACATCCGGCTCGGGGCGCGACGGCACCACCCGCACGCACCTCGGCACGCCCAGGGGCGGCTCAGGTTCCTCGGCGGGCACCGGCGCGGGCTCGGGCGGCAGCGGCGCGGGCTCCGACTCGGGCTCCGGTGCGGGCGCCATCGCCTGCTCGTAGGTCGCCGCGAGCGCGGCGGCCTTGGCGACCTCCTCGCGGTGCGCGGCGACAGCCGCCGCCACCTCGCCCGAGTCCGCCGGCAGCGTCCTCGCCCACCACGCGACGGCCCACGCCCTCTCGTCCTCGTCCGCGTAGTCGAGGCCGTTGACGAACTTGAACTGGTGCAGCAGCTCGCCCACCCGGCGCTCGATGATGTTCTTGGCCTTGACCTCGCCGAAGCTCGCGTTGAGCCACCTGTCGTCGGCGATGCGCTCGTATGGCACCAGCGGCCCCATCTCGCCCGCGAGGTCGTAGTAGTGGCCCTCGAGCGCGGCGAGGCGCCGGGCCCTGCACTCTCCGTCGTAGCGGTCGATCTCGGCCTTGTACTCATCGGAGAGCCTGTCGATCGGCGCCGTGATCTCGCCGATGGTCTTGTCGAACGTCTTGAGCAGGTCGCTGTACTTCTTCTTCGCGGCCTTGCGCTGCGCCTCGATGGGCTTCTTCACGTCGTTGACCGCCGCGCGGTACTTCTTCGCCGCCTTGAAGTCCTCGTCCTTCTCGATGCGCTTGACGTCCACGTAGTCCGCCAGCTTCTCGTCGACTTCCTTCTTGAGCTGTGCCAGCTTGTCCTCGAGCGTGTCGTCGATGGCGAGAGACGCCACCAGCGTGTCGAAGTCCTCCTCGAGCGGCACGGCCTCGACCGCCAAAACCTCGTCTGCCATCAGAAGCCTCCCAGAAGGTCGTCGTCGGTCGCGTACTCGGCGGGCGCGGGCTCATAGGCGGGCGCGGGCTCATAGGCGGGCGCGGGCTCCGGTTCGGGGACGGCGGGCTCGGGTTGCGCCTTGCGGGCCGCGATCTCCTCCTCCATCCACGAGGCCGCGCGGCGCGCCTGCATGAGCGTCATGTCGTGCATGGAGCCCGACGTGCAGCCCACGGCGGCGCAGATGGCAGCCATGGCCCCGGCGCTGTCGAGCCCAGTCGCCGCCATGAACGGCTTGAACAGCTCGCGCACGGGCTGCAGGTCGGCCACGGGCTCGACGCTCTCGGCCTCGACGGCCTGAGTGCCGGCGTGCATGTCGCGTTCGACCTTCTGGTCCATCTCCTCGCCCGTGTACATCCCGCCGAACTCGTCGGGGTAGGCCAGGCGCCACGCGCCGGCCTTGGCGCACTTCTCGATCATGACGCCCGGCATCTTCGCCCAGTTGCTCTTGCCGGTGCTGTAGTCGGTGAGCGCCAGCTCGACGTATGCGGGCTTCTTGCCGTCGGTGAACGCGACCTCTGCCCAGCCGCCGATGAGCTGCTCCCCGATCATCTTGTAGACTGCGGAGCCCTTCTTCTTGACGACCTCGCCGTCGCGGAGCACCACGACGCCGCTCTCGATGCCGCCGTAGTTGGGCTGGCGGTTCGCGCGGCGGTTGAACACCTGGTAGGAAGTGATGATGCTCGCCGGGGCGCTGCCGTACTTGACCAGGTACACCTCCTTGGTGAACGGGTTCAGGTGCTGGCGGTTGCAAAGCTCCACGCACAGCGCCAGCTCGCTTTCGGTCGCGTTCGGGCACAGGCGCTCGCGGATGTCCTGCGAGGTGAACTTCACGGGCATGCCCGCGTCGTCCTTGTACTCGATGATCCCGTTACTCATCGACTCTCACCTCGCATCCGTAGAGCTTGGAGATCGTGGCGACGGCGCCGCTCTCGGCGTAGACGTCATCGCACTTCTTGGCATACGCGATGATGACGGCAAGGAACTCGCGGTCGAACTCGATGGGCTCCTCGTCCATCATCACGGGCGCGACCGCCATACCGTAGGCGACGCCGCGGAGCACTGCGGGGTCGATATCCTTCTTGAACGCCTCGGCGTTGAGCTCCGTGTTGATGAGGACGTTGCCCACGGCCTGCCTCATGAGTTCCTTGAGTGCCTTGCGTTTCATTTCTATGTCTCCGTTTCTACTTTTTCTCCTCGGCTGGGTCTGCCCAGCCGCGATATACCTGTATGTCCATGTGCGGTTCGATGCCGCGCATTCGGGGCCACTTGACGACATGGAGCTCGACCACCTGGCTGTCGTCACCCCAGACCGCCCCGTTCATCCCGTCCAGCACCAGCTTGGCTATGTTGTCCGCGTCCGGCTTGAACGTGTAAGGCTCCGACGTGACGCGCTTCGGCCTCGACTCCGGCAGCGGGCCGTACGCGTCGATGCGTACCGCGACGGGGACCCTGAACGGGAACAGCATCCCCTTGAGACCCGGGTACGCCTCCCGCATGGCCTTGAGCGCCGCGTCGCGGATGGCGGCCTCGTTGCGGATGGTCTCGTTAGGCGTGTACATCCGCGCGTGGCGTCGGTCGAGCCTGTGGCGCTGCTTGCCCGCCACGAACGGGACGGTGAACGCGAATCGCCTGCCGATCACAGTACCGACCCCATCCCGAGCACGACGCGGACACCGTCCGCCGCGAGCAGCATCGCCCGCAGGACGTAAGGCATGAGCGCGTACACCGCGAACAGGAGCGCGATGTACGCAGCGCACCTAAGCAGCCTCGATGCCATGCGTTCCCTCCTCGATCCACTGCTCCACCCATTCCGGGCGCACCATGCGCCCCACCTTGCGCCCCTCGGGCAGCTGCGAGCGCAGGCGGCCCGCCTTGCACTCGATGCGCAGCGTGTCGTAGGGCACCCCCGTCACCCTCGACGCCTCGCGCAGCGTGTACATCAGCTTGTGCCTGATGCCAAGCTCGTCGGCCATCTGCTGGAACGTTTTGGCTCTGCTAGAATCCATGAGTGACCTCCTTTCAGGTCAGGGAGCCGTCCCCGCTTTCCACACCGGGCGGCTCCTTTTTTGTTGCTTGCTTTCGGGGCCCCGCCCCCGGCACGGCACCGGTAGGGAACGTCCCCGCGGATGGTTATTGGAGAGCCGCGGGGCAACGGTGCCGCCCCGGTGATGGGGCCTGCGGGTTGCCTGAGCGGCAATACCCGCGTTGACGCGTTACACACGCGTTAGGCTTCGGGCCATGATTCGTAGACAGCAGACATATCGCCCGAAGCACGTCCGACCAGCGGCCCCCCTACTCGTGCGGCTCGTCGACTGGGTCGAGCGGCACCCTCGCATCAGCGCCGCGATCGTCCTCGCCGGGTTCATCAACGACGCCTGCGACCTGCTTGGGCGCGTCGTTGATCTCGCGATGTTTCTCATGAAGCTCGCGGGTGTGCTCTAGCACGAACGCGACCGCGAGAACGTCGAGGAAGACCCGGACGGCCGCATGGATAAGGTTCAACATCGCTACTCACGCCCCTTCTGCAGCTGATACATGACCCACTCGCCCGCGGCGAGGCCGACCTCAACCGGCTGGATGCCGGGGTCGATGGCGTCGGCGGTGTTCATGCAGACCGTGCGCTGGACGTAGGCCATGACCGCCTCGCCGCGCAGCAGCCCGTCCAGTCGCCCGCGGGCGTCGAGGAACGACTCGAAGGCCTCGCGGTGCCAGCCGCCGCCGGCGTCGCACCAGCAGACGATGGCCTCGATGCCCGAGAAGCCGCTCGGGCACTCGATCTCGAAGGACTTCCCGCGCGCCTCGTACCTGATGTTCTCGCGGCGCATCTTCACGTCTCCCATGACGCCCTCCCTAGCGTTCGGAGCCGGCGGGCTGCTCGTCGAGCGCCTCGTCGCGGACCAGGTCCTCGAAGTCCGTCGACCAGCCGATGCCGTTGGCGGTGAAGCGCACGGAGGTGTACGCGTAGTAGCGCGTGCCGGCGATCTCGGCGCTGTCGAGGTCGCCCTCGACCATGCTCACGGCCCAGTCAGCGAAGCCGAACAGGTGGCAGATGCGGTTCACCACCGACTCCGTCGTCTCGCACATGGCGCCGTCGAGGTCCTCGTTCGGCGCGAAGGTGACGGGGTAGTTCTTCCTGGTGCTCATGTCGCCCTCCCCTACAGCTCGAAGTCGGAAAAGTCGCGGGCCTCGGCGGGCTCGGCCTCGACCGTGATGGCCTCGGGGATGTTCCAGCCGCCCAGCTCGATGTCGATGTAGTTCTCGTTCATAGTTCTCTCCGTTTCGTTTGTGACTTTAATTTAATTCAAGTCGTTGGCCAAAAAAATAGAATCTCGCGAGACGCCCAAGAAGCGGCAGGCCGCGTCGAATGCGTCGGTGGGCATTCGGTTCGTCTCCTCATACCGCTGATAGGTGGGGTAAGTGACGCCCATCGCCTCGGCTACGGCGCCCTTTTTGACGCCCTTGCGCTCTCGGACCTCTCTCAACGTTTCTGTCATCCCGTCCTCCTTTCGCTGTAATCATATTACAACACATTCAAGATAATTCAAACTACTTTTTTAATAAAATTAAAGGGAAATTGTAATTTACCTAAAGGGGTGAAAAGATGGACCTCGGGAAAAAGATTCGCGCACACCGCGACGAGCTGGGCCTCACGCAGGCAGAGTTGGCGGACAAGCTCGGTCTTACCTACTCGTCGGTAAGTCAGTGGGAAAGCGGGCGCGCCACGCCGAGGACGCCTATCCTTCGTCAACTCGCCGACCTCTTCAACACGACGGTAGCCGACCTCATGGGAGAGGACGCCACGGAGGCCGTGCGCCCCAACGGCGCCCAGTACGTGACCCTGCCCGTGCTCGTCGCCGGGCACGCAGGCGAGTTCACCGACGAATTCGGTCCCGACGAGGTCGCTGACGTGCCGATCTCAGTCCTCGAGCGCGTCAACGACCCGGACGCCTACCTCATGCGCGTGCGCGGCTCATGCATGAATCGCAGGTTTGCCGACGGCGAGAACGCACTGCTCTCCCCCAGGTGCGAACCGCGCAACGGCGACGCCGTGGCGGCCGAGTACAACGGCGAGATGATCCTTAGAAGCTACTACCGCGGGGCGTCGACCCTCGTGCTGTCGCCGGACAGCTACGAGGACGGCTACACCGACATAGTGTTCGACGATCCGGAGAACGCCAGCGTGAGCTTCCGCGGCGTCGTCAAGTGGCACCAGGCCAGCGAGGTCAAAAGGTATTAGAGACAGAAAGGCGAACCGATGGCTTTCAGGGACATGTTCAAGGCGACCGAGTACAAGCAGCGGGTAGAGGAGCTCGAGTCCATGCTCACGCCGGAGATGGCGGACGCGGATAGGCTCAGGCGCGAGGCCGAGGGCCTCAGGAAGAGAATCGAGGAGGAGAGGGCCTCGCTCGAGAAGCTGGAGAAGCAGAACGGCAAACTGGATGCCATCGTCAAGGCAAAGGAGTCCAAGTCGCGCGTCCTCGATGACGAGCTGCTGGTCGAGGAGTTCGGCCTGTACCGCCCGCGCTTCGACTTCGCCGACTCGACTCACTACAAGGACGCCCTCGACCGATGCCGCAGGAAACAGAAGGAGGCCGTCAAGAGCTTCAGCAAGGCCGCGGACAAGACGTCCTGGACGGTCAACGGCAGCGCCTCGAAGGGCAAGGCGATGGTCCGCGAAATCTCGAAGCTGCTCATGATGGCGTACAACGGCGAGTGCGACGAAATCGTGCGCAAGGTCAAGGCGACCAACGTCGAGCGCTCGCTCGAGAGAATCGAGAAGTCGGCCGCGGCCATCAACCGCAACGGCAAGACCCTCGGCATATCCATCCCCGCCGCATACGTCCTCCTCAAGCAGGAGGAGGTCCAGCTGGCCTTCGAGTTCGCACAGGAGAAAGAGGAGGAGAAGGAGGCGCTGCGCGAGGCCCGCGAGCAGGAGCGCGAGGCCCGGAAACTCGAGCGCGAGATAGCGGCCGAGCGCAAGAAGCTCGAGAAGGAGCGCTCCCAGTACCTCAAGGCGTACAAGGACGTCTCGGCACGCCTGAAGGATGCCGGCGACGACGAGCGCGCCGATCTCGAGGAGAAGGCCGCTGAGCTCAAGGCGAAGCTCGACGACGTGGACAGGGCGGTGTCGGATGTCGATTACCGAGAGGCGAACCAGAAGGCGGGCTTCGTATACGTAATCTCCAACATCGGCTCATTCGGTGAGGGCGTCTACAAGATCGGGATGACGAGGCGCCTTGAGCCGATGGACCGCATCCGCGAGCTCGGAGACGCGTCCGTCCCGTTCAATTTCGACGTGCACGCGCTCATCTTCTGCGATGACGCCCCGAAGCTCGAGGCAGCGCTGCACCGGGCCTTCGAGGACAGGAAGGTGAACATAGTCAACCAGCGCAGGGAGTTCTTCCGCGTGTCGCTCGATGAGATCGAGGAGGTCGTCAAGGCGAACTACGACAAGACCGTCGAGTTCCACAGCGTGCCCGACGCCGAACAGTACCGGACGAGCGAGAAGTTGCGCGAGAGGGGCATTTTCCACCCGCTCGCCTAAAGAAAAAACCCCGGATTTCGGGCCCCGAGGTGCGGCCAGGTCCTGAGCTTTAAGCAAAGGGCTCGTCCTTATTATGCCTCAGCGGCAGTAAAAGTAAACCGAACACGTTGTGGAGAGAACCGAGCGAAACGAAGAATAGGGCCCGCTATCTGAACGGATCTGATTATAGGAGCGCCGACTTTAAAGGCGTCGAATTCGATGCCTTTAGTAGACCCCGAGCAGCACGCAGGTCACGACGAAGCCGATGAGAAAGCCGACCAGAAAATCGAGCAGATACCTGTAGAGAGGAGTGTCATGATTCATATCGAAAACCCCTTCCGTTCCGAGCCCGACTTCTCGGGCTATGCAGATCCGTACGGCTTCACCCCGTTGCCGACCCGGCTTGAGACGACCTTGGCGAAGATGGTCGATGAGGGCGGGTTCGACAGCCGAGAGAACGCCGCCGAGCTCGAGGAACTTGGCTATGTCCGCGATCTGGTCTTTTACTTCCGACAGTACGCTAAGTGGGAGATAACGCCCAAGGGGAAGTCCTACGCATCCGACAAGGCCGAATACGAGAAGAGAAGGGATGCGTGGGCAAAGCGCCAAAAGCAGGACGAAAGAGGCAAGCTCGTGCGAGACCTGCTGATGGCTTCAGTTGGCGCAATCGTCGGCGCTTTCGCCGGTGCCATAGCGACAGCGCTCATCATCGGTTAGGGAGGTGATGCCCATGAAAGCGAAAAATCTCGGGGCCGTAGGCTGATGCCGCGGCCCCGAGACTAAGGAGACGGCCCCTGCACTTTGGAACGTGAGACGGGGCCGGAGTCAGAACCGGGCGAAACGGAGAATAAGCCCGCGATCTGAACGGATCTGATTATATGACAAAGAAGCAGCGCCGCCGCGTCTGGGGCTCCGTGACCGAGATGAGGCGCGGCAAGAAGTACGTCCTGCGCTGGATGCAGAACACGCCGCAGGGCCGCAGGCGCAAGACCAAGACCGTGTACGGCACCTACCGCGAGGCGTGCGCGGAACTCGACCGCATCCACGTCGAGCACGCCGACGACGTCCCCGTGCCCACCATAGCCAAGGCCTACGAGACGTGGCTCGTCCCCAAGATGGCCGCACAGGTCGAGGCGGGGACGCTCGCCCCCAACACCCGCGACCTCGTACTGCGCTCGTGGAGGAACTACGTCGGACCCCGCTGGGGGCAGGCGCCCGTCGACCAGCTGCGCGCCGTCGAGCTGCAGGGGTGGCTGCTGACGCTGCCCGCCGCCACCGCCGACACCGCCCTGCTCACCCTGCGCAAGGTCTATGCCTGCGTCTCGACCTTCATCCGCCTGCCGCTCGACCCGTTCGCCGCCAGCGTCAGGTACACCATGCCCACCCGCAAGACCCGCGAGCGCTCAAAGCGCGTCTACACCCTCGACGAGGCCCTGGGCGTCCTCGACGCACTGCGCGGCAACCCCCTGGAGCCCGCGTTCATCCTCGCGTGCTTCGGCTCCTGCCGCTCGGGCGAGTCGCTGGGCGTCCGCACCGAGGAGGTACTGCGCTGGGAGCGTAGCGGCACCGTCCTCGCCTCCGCCGACATCTGCCGCCAAATGCAGCAGTCCGGCACCGAGCCGGTGGGCGCCCTCAAGACCGCCAAGTCCGCCCGCACCATCGTGATCTTGCCACAGGCCGCCGACCGCCTCGTCGAGATAGCGGCCGCCCGCGCCGCCGAGGGCCGCGAGTGGCTGAGCGACCGGGGCGACGGGCTGCCCATGAACCGGGGCATATGCAACGACCGCTGGCGGAAACTCTGCGCCGCCCGCGGCATTGAGCACATCCCGTGGTCGAACCTCCGCAACTCGTGGCGTACGATAGCGGAGGTCGAGCTTCGCCTGCCGTGGGACCTCATAGAGATGCTGATGGGCCACGCCCTCCCCGGCGTGTCGGGCAGGCACTACATCCGCCCCACCGCCGAGCAGGTCGTCCGCGCCGTCTTCGACGCACTTGGGACAAGTTAGGATAATCCCCCGCAAACCCGCAGGTAGAAGCCCTACTGTTAGTTGTGGCAGTACTGAGACAGTTTGCCGCAGCTCGCTATTGATGCTGACCATCAGGCAAAACTCGCTGACAGTGCCGCAATAAGCTGACCGTACTTAGGGTTTTGCGCCCACTTGGGATATTCGAGGGATAAGAGAAAGGGGCCGTGGCGACGAACCGCCACGGCCCCTTTCTGTTGCTATCGCCCGCGGCCGCTAGCGCCGGTTGATGCTCACGAGACACAGCCCGATTGTTGCCACGGTGCCGCCGAAAAGCGCGCCGAGGACGAACGCCAGCGCGATTATCGGCGGGTACCGTCGGACACGTAGCACTGCAGACGATCGAGCGCATAGCCGTACATGCCTGCGTAGTCATCGCCGCCGTAGGTGGATCCATCATCGCAGACCTCGTCCCAGTAGCCAGCGTGGGCAACGTCCTGGCTACGGTAGTAGACCTGCTTGTACTCGCCAGACGGGGTGATGTAGCACATCTTCACGCCGTCGATAGTCTGGCCCCACAAGCCCGCCATGCCATTGACGGAGTCACCGTAATTGGCGGTCTGGACGTAGTCGAGCCAGCCGCTCTCCTTGGTGTGGACGCGGTACATGAGGGTGCCAGAATCCACCCAGGCGATGAGCATGTCGTGCGATCCATAGGGTACGCCGGCGAAACCCTCGCTGGTGCTGTCGTCGAAGTTGGTAACGACATCATTCCATCCGCCGCCACGATTGTGCAAAGCGTAGTGGATATTGACGGACGCGCCGGTAGACTTGGGGAACTTGGTGCGACCGGCGGACGTCGACGGGGCATACGTGCCGCCGTTGCCGTCAGTCGGCGCGATGGGAGCGACATAACCGCTGCCGAGATAGGCTGCGACCGCCTGCTTGAACTCCCACCACGACTTGCCGTACTGGGCGAAATAGCCATTCGGGTCGGTGTGATCGGACCCGCCCCAGCGCTGAGCCGCTTCGTAGTGGCTCAAAAGGCGGGACGTATCCCAGCCGCGAGAGCGGAGTTCGTCGCCAGCCCACTTCACGGCTTCATTCCACTGCTTTGCGAAATCGGAGGCGTTGGTGGCGTGCGCCAGCTCGATGCCGATCGTGGCGTAATTGCCGTTACCGACATGCCAGCAAAGGCGGTTCTCGGGCACGGTGTTGTACACGGTGGAGCCGTCCAGCTCCATCACGTGATGGACGGCGTAGGTATCGTCGCGCGACCAGAGCAGCGTGTGGTTGTAGGCGCTCGCGCCGGGGTTCGCTGTCTCGTGGATGACGAGGTAGCTCGCATTGAGGTAGCCGTGGCCGCTGCTAACGTACTTGTCGACACTCTGGTACGCCTCGGCTCCGCACGGGGCGGCGAGGGCCGCGACGAGCGCGAGGACGATTGCAAAAACGCTGCGCATCGGCAGCTTGCGCTTGGGCCCGGCGTTAGTCTCCGTCATGCTCGCCTCCCGCCTTGAGTCGCGCGGCGTCCACGGCCTGCTCGGCCGCTGCATAGATGGCCGCGCTCGCGACCCCGCACACCGTGCCGATGGCGGCGACGGTCTGGTTGTCCGTGGCGATGCCGGCAACGCTGGTCGCGACGGAGCCCAAGAAGGCAGCCGTGCACAGCCAGAACTTTCGGCTCGTCAGCTTCTTGACGATCTCGTCTCTGGTCATTGATTCCTCCTCCTAATCGAGTACGGGCATGTTCATCGCGTCCGTGTACAGGCGCGTGCCGGTACCGTTGCCACCTAGCCCGTGATAGGCGGCGTAGACGCTTTCCAGGTGGCGGCGCTCCTCGACGGTCAGGCCGCCCTGCGCCGTCGCTCTCTCGTGGATACGTTGGAGCTCAGCCCAGAGCAACGCCCGCATCCCGGCCTTCATGGCCTCGGACTCCACGCGCTCCCGCTCGGACCTCTCGGACACCTTCCGCCCCTGGGCCTTGACGGTGGCCACGACCGACGCGACGCACGCCGCCACGACGCACGAGACGATGTCGGTTATGGCGATGGCCACCAGTGATTCCACGCTCGACCCTCCTTTCCTCTCGCTTTCCGCGCCATCCTACGGGCGGCGTGAGATTGGGCTCCGCCGCCCGCTGCAAGCAATTAATCCCAGACGTAACGCGGCGGGCTACCATTCGTTAGGTCTGGGATTTTTTAGAGATTGGGCTGCCAAAAATGCTGTTTTCAGAAGCCGTAACCGAGTACATGGCCGACAAGGGCAAGCGCCTCCGCGCAACCACTCTGGAGGGCTACCGCAGCGCCATCCGCTGCCACCTGATGCCGCAGTGGGGTGAGCGTGAGGTAGAGACGATCACATTCGAGCAGGTACAAGATTGGGTGGACGGAATCGACCTTCCCGGCGCGGCGGAAAAGGCCTACAAGACCTTCCGCCAGATTTACCGATGGGTATTGCGCCGCCATCAGCTCAGAATCTGGGACGTAACGCAAGGGGTTGAGCTGCCGAAAAAGCCCACGGTGCGCCGACCGACGCTCACGGCTGAGCAAGAGCGCGTGACGCTTAAGGCGATAGTCGGACAACCATTCGAGGCCGCTGTGCTCTTGGGTGCCGCGCTCGGCCTGCGGCGCTGCGAGGCGTGTGCGGTGAGAATCGAGGATGTGGACTGGCGCAGCGGCTGGGTGCATGTGCAGCGCGGACTCCACGTTGTCGGCGGCAAGATGGTCGAGACGGGGTGCAAGACGAAGCTCAGCGACAGGCGGCTCAAGCTGCCGCGATTTGCGTTGGAACGTCTGCGTGCGATACGTGGGGCGCGTAGGTCTGGGCGTTTGTGTCTGCTCGACCCGAATACCGTCGCTCGCCGATTCCGCGCTTTCTGCCGCCGCTTTGACTTGCCGCATGTGCCCATGACATGCCTGCGCCACTCGTGGGCGACCATCTCGCTTGAGCACGGAGCCGCCATCGAGGACATTGCCGTGGCGTTGGGACACAGCACGGTCAACACTGCCATGAGCCACTACCTGCAGTCATTTCGAACGGTCGTGGCAAGGGCGAGCGATACGTACAGCACGGCCATGGAATGGTGATTCTGTATCCCAAGGCCGCGACCCGTCGCTCGACCGCAGCGGGACTGCCGAGGGATGGAACTATTCACTCGTTCA